GACCCCTCGCAAACCCAGATGATGTTGTATTTGAACACACAATAGGTTTCTAAAATGGCAAGTTATTTCAGTTACATTCCAGATTTTGAATATGTCAATCTTGATGGGCAAGGAAAAAGTATTTCAGATTACTCACGGGTAAAAAATCTTTTTCGGAGAGGAAAACTTCGTGAAGATATTTTTGGAAATCTAACTTTCTTCACAAAGTATCAAATTACGGGTGATGATCGACCAGATAATGTTGCATATAGTTTATACGATGATGAATCTTTAGATTGGTTAATTCTAATTGCAAATAATATTACCAATGTGTATACAGAATGGCCGATGACACAACAATCATACTATGATTTTCTTATTGATAAGTATGGATCTGACGAAGCACTTTTTAATATCCACCACTATGAAACTATTGAGATAAAAAACTCTGATGGGGCAGTTATTGTTCCTGCAGGTTTGACAGTTTCGCAAGACTATTCCATCATATATCACGATTATTTTACAAATAACCAAGTATCAACATCTAATATCACAGTTCCTGTAACCAACAAAGAGTACGAAGATAAGATTGAAGATAAAAAGAGAAATATTTTTACTTTAAAACCAGAATATATCAATGTTATTCTTGACGATCTGGAAGAAATGATGACATATGAAAAGGGTGGGACTCAATATGTGAATCCCACCCTCAAGCGTGCTGATAATATTAGACTATTTCAATAATCAACTTTCTGCAAGTTTCTGAAAATAACTCAGAGCGTCATCTTCATCTTCACTGGAAGTTGACTTAGGGGTAATGTCAGGTGCATTGAAGTCATCATTAGTAGATGCTTTTGATGCTGCTGCCCAGTCGGGTTGATAATTACCACGATCACTATCTTCATTATCAACGTCTTCGTCTACACGGGACGGTGCTGACTTTTGACCCAGAACCATCTTCAGACGATTCTCCAGTTGTTCGTAAGACTTGAACTGGTCATCAGCAGTTAGTGCAGACAGAGAATACTGCTTCTTCCACAGTGCTTCCAGTGCATCGTCGTCATCCAACAGTGCCGAAGGACGATCAAATTCAGAAGCATCATAGTTCCAGTAACCATCTTTCTTCTTCAGTTTCAGTTTGAAGTTTGCACCCTGCCAGAAATCAAAAGGATTGATAGCAGTTTCATCTTCAAACTCAGGTTGCATTGCTTCCATGATCTTATCAAAGATCTTCTTACCGAATTTGTAAAGGAAGACTTGACCTTCATTCTGTGGATTTGCTTTGTCCTGCACAACGTAGATGTTGGCATAGTAAGACAGTTTACGCTTCTGCTTACGGACAGTTTCTTTATCGGAATCAATACCACTGTTCCACAATTCACGGTTGTATTCAGATACAGGATCTTTACCACCATTTGTGGTCAGTGAATTTTCAATATACCATCCACCAGGACCTTGGAATGCATGTGAATACATCTTTGCCCAAGGCAGTTCTTCACCATCAGGTGCAGGCAGGAAACGAATAACGGCATAACCATTGCCGGTCTTATCCATTTCTGGTTTCCAGAGACGATCGTCTCCCCCACCACCAGTATTATTCATCTTTTCTACTTCCTTGACTAGTTTAGAAGTCAAAGAACCAAGATTGGATTGCTTTTTAAGATTTGCGAATGACATTCGGATTACCTCGTATTAGTTTAGATTTGGCTTGTGTGTACTTCGTTATTCTACATGTCAGTTCCATCTTCGTCAATCTTTTGACGCATTGCTTGAAGAATAGTCTCCATATTTTTGAAGACTGTTCTAATGTCAACATGAGATGGAAGACCTACCATATTGGCAGACTCTGCAATTTTATCTCTCATTTGTTTTGCTTCTGGATCATCAGACAAACTCAGTCGGGTATAAAGAATTTGTTGCTTATTTAAAAGTTTTTCCAGAAGTGCGACATGAAAAAGTTTTTCTTCTTTCGACATTGAGGGGAACCTGAAGACGTTTTGGTAAACTTCTTCTTGTAATTCACTAATTTCGGTCATCTCTGCGCGGACAACTTCTGATTTAAAGAAACTCATTTTTCCCCTAATACAACATTTTTGAGAACTTTTTTATAACGAAATACATCTATATGTAGGAAGGGAGAATATTTTCTCATTCTCAAACTTACGGTTTCCCACACAGGGTCTTGAATATTTTTATCAAACTCCTGACGGAATCCAAATATTTTATCCAAAATAACCATCGTTTCGATGGAAGTATCTCCACTTAAATAACTTTTTAAGATAAGTGGATGACCTTTCTTACTTACAAATACCTTATCAATATCTTTGGAATCAAAAATATTTTCTACTTCTTCTTTAAAAATATAAGAAAGCGATTGTGTTCTTTTTTTCCAATCAGTATACCTATCTTCGCCTTCACGGATCATTTCTCCTATCCAAAGCTTACTTGGATCAGTGCAGGTAATAAAATTTGAAATAAAAAATTCTTCTACTTCTTTATCTTTTTTGTTTCTTGCTAGTTTTTCAAACCAAAATCTGTCTTTTCTTTTATAAAAAGATTGAACAGTTGCTCGACTTTTACCACAGTATTTGTGATAATCATACTTGTCTTTTGTAAAATGATTTTTCATTGACAAGTAGCATTTATAAGCATCAAAGGGCATCATTCATTATAGAGGTAGTTTTGCTCTGGAAGTCCTTTTTAAAAAGTTTAATTCCATTGCTTCATACTTAAGTTTTTCTTTCAAAGGTTTAGAAATCAGTTTAGGAACTGATTCTAATTCAATGCTATTCTTTTCGCAGAAGTGAATAATAGCATCAATATAATTCATATCAGTATTGACATGAACCAATTGTTCAATTTCTTGTGCAAATTTGGAGGGACAGAAAAACTTTTTTTGTAATTCTTTTTCTAGTTCATTCTCCATTCTCTGACCTAGTATTGTGATGTACAAATTCTTTAATATACCTGACTAATAATTTAATATAGTCCCCTTTGTTACGTTTGTCAAATACTTTGACTTCACCATTAGGAGTGACCATAAGAGTAATTAGTTTCTTAACTGGAATTCCAGTTAATTCATAGTACGCAGAAGCATAGAACATCTCTTGAACGAAATAGTTTTCCAACCATTCCTCAGGTTTAATCTTTTCAGATGTTTTAAAATCAATGACTGCAAGTTCCCCTTCGTACTCTGCAATGCAGTCTACCCGTCCAGCTAGTCCAAGATACTCAGAATAAAGAGTTCTTTCAATAGCGTGAATATTATTTATCTTCTCAAGATATGGGCGAGCATGATGAAACATGAATCTTGTTAAGGGGCGAAATTGATCCCAATCAATTTCCTGATTCCTCATATGCAATTCAACTGCTTCATGGAAATCTGTACCACGGGCAGTTGCTTTCTTTGTAATTCTATTTGCTTCTTCAACACCAACTCGCTTACGCCAATCCACAAAAATCTGTCGATTATAGAAAGATGTTACAGACGTAATAGAAGGCACCCACTGACCATCTGGAAGATTATACAGTCGAATGCCGTTCGTTTCTTTTTTGTTTAGTTCAAGATCACCGAGATAATTATGATGAATAAATGTCATAGATTCAATTCTGCTTTTGCAATTAGATATTCTTTACACAATCCCGAACGTACAATATCTTCTACACCAAATTCAATGACTTCCATAGATGGCATGACATTTAGAATTCGCATAAAATCAATGATGCCATTCTTTTCGTTGGTTTTTACAAGGTCAGTTTGAGTGGCATCACCACAGAACATAATCTTTGTATTTTCACCAACACGGGTAATGATACTATCAAGTTCGTGAAAATTCAAGTTTTGGAATTCATCAACCAAAATGATTGCATTATCCAAAGTAGTTCCACGAATAAAACTTGTGGACCAAAAACTGATAGTTCCTTGTGTTTTTAAGTTTCCATACAGCATTTCAAATGCAGAATCATCTGGCATTTCAAACATGTACTTCACCATATTCTTATATGGAATTTGATAGAGTGAAGACTTATCTTCATGATCTCCAGGAAGAAATCCAATCTCCCTGGTAGCAACCAATGAACGAACAATATAAATCTTCTCATAAGGAGAGCGTTCATCTAGAACATCCCTAAGAGCATTGTAAAGTGTAATGAAAGTCTTTCCAGTACCAGCAGCACCATAGGCAACAATGTTCTGGTCATCCTTGTAAGCACTGTATAAAGTTTCTTGATTCTCTGTGAGCGGATCAACCGTTCTCATCAAATCAGAATTGATTGGTTTTTTACGTTTCATTTGCTTATTGCTCATCCCAAATGGAACAGGATTTGTAGTCTTCTTTCTAGGCATTTAATAAATTCAAACAGGTTTTACTCGAGATCCAGGTACTTTGGATGCTTTGTTCAAGACATCATTCCAACCAGGATGAGACTTCTTAAGTTTGTCATAGACTTCACCAACCTCCCCGCTAGCAGGAGCAGTTGCTGGGTCTGACCAGTCTCTTTGCCATTCAGGGTTATCTTCTAACCACTGACTCCAATCATGAACGCTAAGTTTAACCTCTTTTTGTTCACCAGTTTCTTTATTAATAACAGGATATGTTGCCATGATTACTTTAATTCACAATGATATTTAGATCGTCCATTCCATCGCTTCAGCGACTGCAGGAAACTGTTCACAAAAGATTTTCTTACATCCAACGGCAATGTCCATGTGCTCCTTCTGTGTGCCGTTAGCAGAACGCAATTCAATATAATGTATCCAAGACCTTACGGAACCTGTCATGTACATCCTTGTAGGCGTTGCTAGGGGCAATACAAAACGAGCACACTCCTTTGCAACGCCCCTGTTCAACATCTGTTCATACAATGCCATAGAAGAATCAAAAAGAGTCTGCATTTGCATTTCTAAAGTTTGAATCGTAAAAGGATCCAAGTCATCAATCGAGTTCTGGCGGTTGTCTGTGTCTTGTCTACGGAGTGCCGGTAAGGGGATCGTCTTACCCAGTAAGGAGGAATCAGCATAGCGTTGTGAAAACTCCTGGAATGTGAAAGATCTATGTCGCAAAATTTGCGCTGCCAGTCCTCTAGTAGTATTGATTTCAAGCGTCATGGTAGCTTGTTCAAAGATGCTCCAGTGTTGATGCTTTACACAATACCTCAGAAGACCCGAAAACTTTTCGTTATTTTGATTATTAGGATTACTTACACGGGCACAATATGCCATGTGCTTCTCTGCGTCAGGTGTTACGCTGACAAGTTTAATCGGGGTATCCATCGTCATCATTAAAAATTTCGTCGTAGTCAGTTATGTAGTAATCAGCAGGATCATCAAAATTCTCTTGCTTTGTGGTATATGCATCCACATCAGAATAAACTTCTGACTTTAAGCATTCTACCAGAGACTCAAGATTTCTGACAATCAGTTTGAGTTTCTCCTTGTCCATAAGCATAGTATACTTCAGACAATTATACACAAAAAAAGGCGGGTAGTCAACCCGCCTTAGAAAGATTTAAACTGCTAAAATCCTCCTACAAATTCTTTTACATGATGCCTGATCATCGTCGCACTCTATTAAACAATCATAGTAGTCATTTATAAGATCGGATTCTTCCATACTTGTGTCTAAAGTTTTTTCCAATCTTTTTATGCTTTCCTTCCATCCCGCTAATTGATTGTACGAAATGAGATTATGCATGATTCCTCCACTATATGTTTAGATAATAATATAGTTGGACTTTCAGTTCACTGCTATCCTCCTAATTCTATTACTATCTAGACAAGTTTATGTATCGTAATATACATTTGTTTCAATTTTACATAAGTATAAAAAAAGAGAGGTTTTTAAACCTCTCAAGAAGTTATTTTCCACTTCGGTATGCATCGGGATTTAAGGTAAATCCATTTTGCATAACTAACACCACGATAGGTTAAGTATCTGAAGACCTTATCCGGGTCGTGTATTTCAGGGTCATATTCTGGAAGATCATATTCTAATTTGATCTTCAGCATTTATTCCCCCCTCAAGTGTGTTGAAGAAGAACGATTTCACCATACAATAAAGCCATAGTAGCAACACATGCCAAGGTAATTACTCCTGTGATTTGTAGTGCTTCCATAATTGCCTCACTTAGTATAGGTGCGACCACGATAGCAGAAGGTGCCGTTAGACACTTTAAGATCTGCATTCTTTACAGAATACGTAACACCACGATATGCGGTATGTGTAATCTGTGCATCATGAAGAGCAGCCTGCTTGGTGATCTGATCTTTGATAAGTTGAAGTGTGTTCATTTGTTTACTCCTAAAGTAGTTGGATTTTTAGGCCCGTTCCTTTAGTCGTTTGCGTCCCCGAAGGGATGAACGATCCGTTCCGCGACTTACTTG